AAAAGTACAATTCTAACAAAGGTCCTGTCTTCAATTATGAATTTCCGGAAAAGGGTGAGGCTAAATATGTCACTCTCAAGGACATGTATTCGGCATCCAAGCCGGATAGAGTTTTCGGAATCTATGCGCTGTTTATCAATACCAAAGGATCTTACGGACCGCAGCCGGTCGTATGTTCGGATGGGAATCTGATCTTCAATTTTCCTGTTCATATGCTTGAGAAGATCCAGGATATGAGAAATGATCCGGAAGCAGTGCAGGCAATCAATGATGGAAAGCTCGGTTTTAAAATCACAACATATCAGCGGAAGGGATCCCGACAGGTCAATTATTCTGCTGAATTTGTCGACATGTGATAAAATGAAATTGCTCAGGGTTGTCTGACATATTATTTTCCGTGAAGGGTATCATCCCGATAAAAGGATCCGCGCAGGGTCCTTTTATTATACTTAAGTAATATCATGATATACTTAAGTATATGGAACTATATACAAAGCAGGGATGGCTGAATGCAGAAGGGATCCTTCAGGAGCCGGAGGCATTTAAATTTATCACCGGAGCCAGGGGAATCGGAAAAACTTATGGATTTATAAAATACTTTATCAAAAATAAGATCAAGTTTATTTTAATGCGCAGACTTCAGGATGAGTCTGAACTCCAGTGGGATCCTGTCACTTCTTCACTCACTCCGGTCTGCAGGGATATGGGGATCACCTGGCATACAGAGAAGGTATCAAAGAAAGCAAAACGGATCATCTCTGATGATGGTACAGAGATCTGTATATGTCTGGCATTATCAACATTTTCCGGCATCAGAGGAATTGATCTGACCTCTTACGATTATGTTATTTATGATGAATTTATCACGGAACCGCATGTCAGGCAGCTGAAGATGGAAGGACTTGCACTGAGCAACGCTTATGAGACAATCGCCAGAAACAGAGAAATACAGGGATCTGAACCTCTGCAGATGATCTGTCTTTCAAACAGTTTGAATATTGCAAATGATGTATTTATGCAGTTTGATCTTGTCACTCCTGCAGAATCCCTGATCAGCACCGGACAGGAAATATACAGAGAGGGAAATAAACTCCTGATAGTATGCCAGAACAGTCCGATCTCCAAGAAAAAAGCCGGATCTGTATTGTACACTTCAGCCTCTGAAGAATTTGCAAAGATGGCGATACATAACAAATTTATTCTGAATGATTTTACTTATGTATCTAAAAAGAAACTGAGTGAATACAGGTGTATCTGGTCAGTGGGATCCCTGTATGTTTATGAGCATAAAGGCAAAGATGAATACTATATAACGTTCACCAGAGGTGAAACAGGCACCAGATACGGTGATAATTACATGGATCTGCAGAGGTGTCAGAGGGATAAATGGAAGTATTGGACGATGTACCTGGATGGATATATACGATTTGATTCTTATAAAGCGATAGCTTTATTTGAAAAATATTTTAATAAATGATAATAATATAAGTAGGGAAGGCGCTATATACCACCGGATGGAGTCCGGAAGCGTGAGATCTGGTATGCTCTTTACTTCCCTTTTTATCTAGGAGGACTGCACATGATGGATGATCTGATTACAGCAGTCTCTGCAGTAGGTTTTCCGATCGTAGCATATGGCGCTATGTTCTGGTACATGGTCAATATGCAGCGGCAGCACTCCGCAGAGATCAGCGCGCTGAAAGATGCTTTAACCGGTAATACCCTTGCATTATCGGAGCTTAAGGATATGATACAGTATATGTTCGGAGATGTTACGAAAGCACATGGAACTGAATGATGTTAAAGTTAGTAATTCTTCTGATCGTGATCTATTTATTCAGTTTGAGCTGGCAGTATCCGGAAAGCAGATAACACATGCGGACCTGATCGAGATCCTGGCAACTCTTACAATAAAAAACGTCTTCGGTACAGGGATGGACCGCAGAAAAGCGCTCGGATCTCTGTATTCTGAAGTACAGAGAAAAGTCAATACGATGCTTTAGGGAGGTATGAAGATGAGAAAAGATGAAGTATTGAAACTGATTGACGCAGGTTTTACAAGGGAGGAGATCCTGGCACTGGAGGAAGATGCTGATCTGATCCCTGAAGAAACTGCAGAGGAGGAAGTACCTGCAGAGGAGCCGGCACCGGCTGCAGATCACTTTGAGTCTCCGGATTCAATGTATCAGCATATGATGCAGCAGCTGCAGGAAACTCTCAATGCCGGACTGAAGGGTATTCAGGCTGCTAACATCAGAGGAGCTGATCAACCTGAAGTTAAGCAGGACACTCCGGAGGATATGATAGCGCGTATCATCGCGCCTGCTGTAAAAACGAAAAATAAATAGGAGGGAAATATGGCAGTAAATACAATGAATTTGGAAGATGTTTATACACTGATCAACTCACTGCATGAACAGGCAACCGGTGAAAGAGCGATCCAGGCAACAGATACAAGCTCTTTTATCTCCGTCGCTAACAGCGCGCTGCGCGCCGGTGTGGAACCGGTATACAATGCTATGATGCAGACTATTGGAAGAACGATCTTCAGCGCAAGACCTTATGAAGCAAAATTTAAAGGTATTCAGGCTGATAATGTAAGATGGGGCGGTATCATCCGTAAGATCAGTATTGCAGACAGACCGCTTGATCAGGATAAGGTATACCATGGACATACAGACGGTCAGAGCATTGACCAGTATGCGATCCGCAAGAGTAATGTACTTGAGATGAGATACTTTGGATCTGATGTCTATGAGGACTGGTATACAGTCTATGAGACACAGATCAGATCTGCATTCTCCGGACCGGAGCAGCTCGGATCTTTCGTAGCACTCCAGGCTCAGACCATGGACAATAAATGGGAGCAGTATAGAGAAGAACTGGTACGTTCCAATCTTGCCAACTTTATCGGTGCTAAAGTCGCGCTGAACAATGGTGTTGTTCATCTGCTGACAGCATACAACGCGCAGACCGGTCTGACACTGACAGCTCAGGATATTTATAAGCCTGCGCATATGGCTGATTTCTTCCGCTGGGTCCGTGCAGAGATCAATACACTTGCGCGAAGAATGGCTGAAAGATCTCAGCTTTACCAGGTACAGGTAACAGGCAAGGAGATCACCAGACATACACCGAAGGAAAACCTGAAGATCTACCTGGCAGCCGATGCTCTGGATCAGATAGATGCAATGGTGAATACCATTACATTCCATGATGAGCCTCTTGCCTATGCAGATGTTGAGGGCGTGAGCTACTGGCAGGCAATCCAGAGTCCTCTGGCGGTGAATGTAACTCCTGCATATATCGGCGCTGACGGTACAGTCGTAAATGGTGAAGCGCAGTCTGTCAGCAACGTCTTCGGTGTAATGTTCGATGAGGATGCTATTGCTTACAGTGTTCGTGACTACAGCATCATGAATACACCGATGAATGCAAGAGGCAGATATATCAATACATTCCTCTCTGCCAATATCCAGCAGATGCAGGATCTCACAGAGAAGGGTATTGTCTTACTTCTTGACTAAGAAAGGACCGGATCACTATGGCTTTCAATGTAAGTCTCTATAACTTCAGTAAAAGAGAGAACAGCACGAAAAGGCCGGACACTGATCCGGTTTCTTTTCAGTGCATCCTGAAAGAAGGATCCAGTATCATCACGCCAACTATATCGCTGGATCTTGGACTCGGTGCTGATCCTTCAGCATACAATTATGCTTACATACCGGAATACGGAAGATACTACTATATACAAAACTGGTATTTTGATAACGCATTATGGACAGCCAGTATGATCGTGGATGTTCTGGCAACGTTTAAAAATGAGATCGGTTATACAAGTTTATATGTATTAAGATCTTCGGCAGCATATGACGGAAGTATTATAGACGGACTATATCCGGCAAAGATCACGCATACACATTATCTACAGACTCAAAATCTGTATACTTCCGATATTACAGCCGGCGCGTTTGTGATCGGTGTAGTGTCAAAAGATGCTAACTTTGGATCTCTGGCGTATTATGCTCTATCATATGCGGCTATGGTACAGCTGACTTCTTATCTATTGGATGATGCGATCATAGAAAATAACGGTTTTTCTGTAGATGATGCATCTCTGGAATTGCAGAAATCTCTGATCGATCCTCTAAGTTATATTAAATCATGCGTATATATTCCTATGCCGTATATGATCATCCAGGGATCAGCAGCCAGGGCAACTGTATGGTCATGGAATACAGGCGTAGCATGTAAGAGGATCGGCAATAATGTGATAGCAGCTGCTGCCGCGCTGAGTTTTCCGCTGCATAAGCATCCGCAGGCAGGAGCCAGAGGCTTATTCTGTAACGTATCACCCTACGCTGATATACGTCTGCTTTCTGATCCTTTTGGAGAGATCACGCTTGATACAATGGTATTAGCAAATCAGTCATCTGTTACGATTGATCTTCGGATGGATGTTACAAATGGCATCGGCTACTATACGATAGAATCAGGAGGATATATATTATCCAGGATAAATACACAGGTCGGTGTACCGGTGAACCTTTCGCAGGTAGTCCGCGATTATCTCGGAGCAGCATCCGCTGCTGTGCAGGGAACTGTTGGCACTGTCAGCGCAGCTCTTGCCGGAGATGTTGCCGGAGCGATCGGCGCAGCTGGTGCCGGTATTGTAAACAGTGTTAAGGCAATACAGCCGAGACAGACAACACTCGGAGGATCAGGATCATTTGCAGCGTATGATCATCAGATCTCACTGCAGGAAATCTTCTATCAAATAGTAGATGATGATAATGATCATCACGGCAGACCTCTCTGTCAGATGAGAACGCCGGCATCCCTGGGCGGTTATATGATCGTACAGGATGGAGATGTTCCTACTGCCGGCACTCAGTCGGAAACTGCAGAAATAAAGTCATATCTGGAGGGAGGCTTCTTCTATGAGTGATAAGGACTGTACTTTTATCGCTGAAATGTATCAGCGTCTGCATAACGGTGATGATCCGGAAGAAATCGTACCATATGACATGTCAGGCATGAGTGATCAATGTTTCTTCGAGGCTTGCATGTTTTATCTGAGATATGGAAAGGATCCGGAGAGACTTAAACTGATCCGGAGCAAGGTAACAGAAAGATGAAAGCAGGACAGACCGCTACAAAAGACGGTTACCAGATCGCACTGTTTCCTCTTGATATTCTGAACTGCACACAGACATCAGGACCTGGTCAATACAGTCACTGTTGTGGTACAGCTTCGGACTGGGTCGGATCTTATGCGCGTTATCCGATCTATGCACCTTGCGACTGCGTAAGGATCCAGCAGACCTCAGACAACTGCGCATACAGGTCAACTGACAGGGTATGGACTCCGCTGGGTCTTGGTTATATCGTTTTCGGCTTCGGACATGATAACAGCCCGCCGGCTGGAACCACCTTCCGGCAGGGTCAGCTGATCGGTCATACCGGTACAGCCGGACATGTTACCGGAGACCATACGCATATTACACAGGCTACAGGGCAGACGTACAGACTGATCAATTCAGGCATCACATGCGGATCAGGAAATACATGCTACTATGTAGAGAACAACCAGCAAATATATGATATTTTCTATATCACAGGAGCGGAAACGATCATAAACACCAGGGGCATGAATTTCCAAAAAGCCGACGCTGCCGGAGGCGGTGGAGGTGGAGATGATCCTGTTATCACCGATCCGACAAAGTTTAAATGGTGGATGAGCATAAAACAGAGAAGGGAGAGGAGGCAATAAATGAACTATACTGGAATACCGGCACCGTATGATCAGATAAATATCTATAACGGTACGCAGAATCCAAGCACAGTGCATGTCAATGATGTGGCACTTGCGCGCTTCTTCCAGCGTTATCTATTGGAGGAAGCGATCTCTGTATTTGAATTTAAAATCCCGGAACAGTGGGATCTCAATTTCTTCCGTTATTGTCTGTTTCTGATCGGTCATATCGGAGTGATCAATACAGACAAATATGGGATTATCTGCATGAATGGTATGCCGTCAGGGATGGGTCTGTATTATCAGCCGGTGAAATATATTATAGCCAATCCGTTACTGCAGGGAACACTGCAGCCGCGTATTGGTGAAGAATGTGAAGTGATCCGGATGCAGCCGGACTGGTCTGGGATGTTTGATCTTGTATCTTTTTACGGGTCCATGATGGCACTTTGCGCAGAGTCTGCAGGAATAAATCTGATCAACTCTAAACTGGCTTATGTGTTTATGGCTAAAAATAAAGCTATGGCAGAGAGCATGAAGAAGATGTATGATCAGATCCATTCAGGAAATCCTGCAGTATTTCCGGATGCTAAACTGTTTGACGGAGAAGGGAATCCTTCCTGGATGCTATTCAATCAGAATCTTCAGCAGACCTACATAGCACCGCAGATAATGGCAGATCTGCACCGGTGGAAAAACCTGTTCCTGACCGAGATCGGCATTCCTAACAGTAATTTTGAAAAATCTGAGAGACTGATCACAAATGAAGTAAACGCTAATAATACGGAGACTTCGGCGAAGGTCAATTTATGGCTGGATCAGATCAAAGATGGTATGAAGCGTGCTAACAATATGTTTGGTCTGGATCTGGATGTAAAACTCAGATTTAATTACGATCAGAAGAATGAAATGATCCAGGAGGATAATACAGATGAACGCTAATATCTCATTATCATCACTCTATGTCTATCATCCTGATTTATTTAAGGATCTTCAGCTTCCTGATGGGGTGGATAAAGATATTCTGATTGACAGGATCATGATGGATACGATGGAGCTTGAACTGCTTTATCCTGATCCGGAGTTTCTGCAGGATATGATCCGGATCTGGTCAAGGGCAGAGCTTCCTGTATGGAAGAAAATGCAGGCAACGCTGGAACTCGATTATAATCCGATCTGGAATAAAGACGGAACCATTACAACAGAGACCAGCGGAAACTATACAGATAACGGAACCAGCACCGGATCTGTTAAAGGATTCAACTCGGACAGCTGGGCAGAGCATGACCGGATGCAGTCTAACCGATCCGGAGACAGCGGAGGACTTGAGACGAGGAGAGAAACCGGAAATATTGGCGTAACTACTACGCAGCAGATGATAAAAGAAGAACGTGATATTTCTGAATTTAACATTTACGGATATATTTCTGATAGTTTCAAAAATCGCTTTTGTCTCATGATATATTAGTATTATGAAGAAAAAGAAAGAAACTACCACAGCACCGGACAGTAACGAAGTCGGTATTGTAGCCGGAGGGATGCAGTTTTCCGATGAACTGGAGATAAGTGTTGTATATGACAAGTATACAAAGATGGTATCAGTAACTCTTACGGATAACATGCATCACAAGACACTGACAGGAGTCACAAAGATGGAGGAGGTTTTTAAATCATGAGTATCTGGGAAAAAGTACCATATACTAATTTCCACGATCTCAACCTGGACTGGATTATCACTACCATGAAGGAGATCAAAAATGATATTGATCTTCTGAATGAGTGGAAAGCTTCCAGAGATCAGAGAGACGCGGAAATTGATGCGCAGCTGGAAGATCTGAATACGCGTTTTGTTGCGCTGGAAACTCTGTATAATACTTTTGTAGATGAAGTAAATACAAGGTTCACCGAGCTTGAAACGGAAATCACGGATCAGGTCGATGCGCTTGAGGTCAGGATCACTGCCAGAGCCGATGCACTGGAGGCTGATGTCTATGCCAGACTGTCAGCACTGCAGACAGCGCTGGAAAAGGAGATGCGCGATTTCAAAGCAGATGTACAGTCTCTTCTTACAGTCTATAACACGCGTATTATGGCAGTGGAAGAAGGACTGGAAAGCATTATTGATCAGCTTCCGGAAATGTTCACCATTATCGATCCTTATACTGGTCAGGAAAATAGCATTGTAAATGTTATCTATGAGATCGTCAACAAGACGAAGGTCAATGCTCTCACAGCAGCGGCATATGATGCTGCAGCACTCACAGCATCCGCATACGATGCGCTGAACTTATCAGCATATGAATATGACTTTAACGGAGCCGAACATATCGGAGCATAGGAGGTAAATCATGAGTCATACAAACAGCACTACACATTATAATCTTCCTCAGTTTGTCGGAACAGATACACCGGGCTGGCTGACAGATGTCAACAGCGCCATGTCATCCATTGACAGCGCGATCTTTGCAAGACAGCAGGAATCTGTATCTAACAGTGATGCGATCACAGCAAACACTGCAGCGATCTCCGGACTGACTACGCGCATGGACAGCGCTGAACAGAACATCACAGATACAGGCGCTCAGGTATCTGCGCATACGGCATCTATTGCTACGCTGCAGAGCCAGGTAACACAGAATACCGGAGATATTGCCGGACTGGCTACCAGAGTCACAAATTTAGCCGGATCTGATGTATCTTATGATCCGACAGGCACGGATCTCACGGCTACAGATGTACAGGCAGCGATCACAGAAGTAAATACCAAGGTAGCCAGTGCCGGAGGCATTGATCTTCTCTGGACTAACGAAAATCCTACACAAAACTTCGCATCTCAGGATATTGTACTGGATCTCACAGATTACAAGATGCTTTTGATCGCAGTAAAATGGTCAGCTACACGAACAGAGATGGCATCTGTCACCGTGGTAAAGGACGGTCTGAACTATCCAATCACGATCGATACACAGGCAAGCTCTATTGCCAGATACTGCCGTTCATTCTCAGCTACAGATGCCGGTATTACATGCAGCGGAGGATCTCAGGCTGGCACCGGATACAATGACGCGCTTGCAATCCCTTATAAGATCTACGGACTGAAGTAACACAACATAAGGACCTGCAAAGGTCCTTTTTATTTTGCTCAAGTTTCAACAACCAACATTTGCAACGGACAACAGTTGCAACAGTCAACTGTAGTTGCAACGGTTTACATCTGCAACGGTTGGGGGATGCAACGGTCACAGGTTGCAAGCAT